CACGCTTCTGCGGAGGACCTCGTACACGGTGGAGCAGATTGCGCAGGAGTACGGCGTCGAGAACCTGTCCGGCCAGGTGCGCGATCTCCACGAGCGCGGGGAGCTTGACCGCCCGATGACGGTGTGGAACTACATCGCGCCCTTCGACGCGGTGCCGGAGGCGTTCCGCGCGGAGCTTCCGCAGGGCGACGACGCGCCGCAGTTCGTCAGCGTCCACTTCATCCCCGGCGGCGTGTTCTCCGGCGTGGGCGAGATGAACGTCCTGGCGGTCCGGGGCTTCTGGTACTGCCCGATACTGTGCCCTCGCTGGCGCGCCCTTCCTGGTTCCGCGTATGGCGTCGGCGTGTGCGAGGTCGCGCTTGGGGACTCCAAGGAGCTCCAGGCGCTTGAGGTGGCGAAGATGCGTCTCGTCGAGAACGAGGCGGACCCGGCCATGGCGGCGCCGGAGTCGATGCGCGGCAAGCCCATCGACACGGGCCCCGGCGGGCTGACGTTCTACACGGAGCTTCTGGGCGCCGGCGGCATGGGCGGCAACATCCCGGTGCAGCGGCTGTTCGAGACGCGCGAGAGCATCGAGGTGGTGCTGAAGGCCATCGAGGACCTGACGTACCGGCTCGACCGCGAGTGCTACGCGGACCTCTTCGCGATGATGATCAACCTCGACGCGCGGCAGGGTTCGCGCGAGATGACGGCGGCGGAGGTGAGCGAGCTCGCGAACGAGAAGGTGACGCTTCTCGGCCCGATTCTGATGAGGCTCAACTCCGGGCTTCTGGACCCGCTCGTCAACGCGGCGTTCGCGATCTGCTTCGACCGCGCGCAGGACGAGCTGGAGATGACCGGCGAGGACCGCACGGGGCTCACGGACTACCCGGAGGGGCTTCTCGGCGAGGACTTCAGCATCGAGTACCAGTCGAGCATCCACGTGGCGCAGCAGAGCGCGACGAGGCTCAACGGACTCGTCCAGCTCCAGCAGTACGCGGCCGGCCTGATGCAGATCGACCCGCAGGTGATAGACGCGCTGGACACGGACAAGATGATGCAGATTGGCGCGGAGGCGATGCACGAGTTCGGGTGCGTCCGCGCGCCGAAGGACATCCAGACCATCCGCGAGGGGCGTGCCGCGCAGCAGGAGCAGCAGATGCGCATGGCGCAGGAGGCGCAGGCGCTCGACGCGGAGAAGGCCCGTTCCGAGATTGCGAAGAACATCGCGCAGACGCAGCAGGCGGCCGGGGCCAACGCATTCCGGCAGGGAGGGCTCGTGGCATGAGGAGCCGCCTGAACGAGCTAACGGCGAGGCATGCGCGCGAGGATGCGGAGCGCCGCGCGTCGGACTGGCGCGTCGTCCTCGCGATGCCCGAGGGGCGGAGGATTCTCCAGCACATCGTGTCGCTCTCCGGGCTGTACCTCGTCCACACAACGGCGGACGGACTGGAGCTCGCGACGGGCCGGAGGAATCTCGGGGCGGAGCTGCGCTCGGAGGCGCTTGCGGCATCGCCGGAGAACGTGGCGCTTGCGGAGACGGAGGCCGTGGCGGAGGCCGGGGCGCGTTCCGCCGCCATCGCGGACGCGGCGGCCGCAGACCGCGAGGCCCGCGGTGAATCATCGATTTTCGGAACGCTCCTCAACAGGGGCGAAGACAAGGAAGAAACAAGCAATGCCTAACCCCGACCCAGCCCCCTCCCCTGCACCGGCGGACCCCGCGCCCGCGCCGACCAACGAGCCGACGCCAGCGCCTAGCGACCCAGCCCCCTCCCATGCACCAGTCGATCCGGCTCCGGCACCGACTCCGCAGCCGCCGACTGACCCGGCTCCCGCCAAGATGGACGAACCCGCTCCCACAGACCCGTGGGACCTTCTCAAGACGGACGGCGAGAAGCAGACGGACGCGGCGCAGAAGACAGCGGCCGAGGACGCGCAGTACGCGGCGGACGCCGGATTCGGCGACGGCGCGGAGGTCGCGGACATCCCGCTTGGCGCGGACCCCGAAGGCAACGCGCTCTCGATGGACGCGGCGCAGCAGCGCGAGTTCCTGCCATTCCTGCGCGAGGCGGGCGTCCCCGCCGACAAGGCCCCCGGCGTGGTCAAGGCGTTCGCGGCCCACGAGGCGGCGCGCATCAAGGCCGACCTCGCCCGCAACAAGGCGGAGACGGCGGCGATCTGGCGCAAGACGCAGGAGACGTTCGGGGAGTCTCTGAAGCAGGTTCTCGCGGACGCCCAGCGAGGCGCGCTGCGGCTCTTCCCGAAGGATCTGTGGGAGGAGATGCGTCGCGTTCCGGCGCTTGCCCTCGACGAGAGGCTTCTCCGGGCTCTCGCGGCCCATGGGCGCTCCTACAAGAACGACAACGGGGGGCCGCCGCCGTCCACGCAGAAGGCCCCGCCGCGCGACGGGCGGCTGGTGTTCGACCTCGCGTCGTTCAGCGAGGGGACGAAGAAGTAGACGATTTCACCTGAAAGACTTGCCGATGCTACGCGGGTGCGCGGCACGGCGGTAAACAAACAACCAGAAAGGAACAACACAATGCCCGATCCCGTCATCCTGGGAAGCCAGGCACTCACCCTCCGGGACACCGCCGAAGCCGCGCGCGACAAAAGCGGGAACCTGAAGGCCACCATCCTCGACATCGTGTCGCAGGAAAACGGCGTCATGGACGACATGACGTTTCTTCGCGCCGACGACGGCGACAAGCTCTCCACGGACTTCCTGAACGAGCTGCCGCACGGCCACTTCATCGCCCTTGGCGAAGGCGTCCCCGCCGACAAGGCCGGGTTCTCCGTCGCATGGGACACCTGCGCGAAGATTCGCGGCCGCATCCAGATCAGCCGCGACCTCTACGAGCGCACCAAGCAGAAGGAAGCCCTCGTCGAGCGTCACGTCCGCGCGCTCTCCGGCGGCATGAAGGAGGACGTGGCCGCGGCCATGTTCTACGGCAACGTCCGCAACGAGCCCAAGAAGTTCAACGGACTGGCGACGTTCTACGACAAGTTCGGCACCGCGAACCTCTCCCGGCGCCACTACGCGCACAACGTCATCAGCGCCGGCCTCGGCTCCAGCGGCGCCCCGTCCAGCGCCTTGATGCTCCGCTCCATCTGGCTCATCAGCTGGGGCGACAACGCCATCACCGGCTTCTACCCGGAGATGAGCCCCTACGCCGGTCTCACCGTCGGCAAGATGGAGGACATGGTTCTTCAGGACCGCAACGGCAACCCCGTCTGGCACAAGACGCAGGAGATCGACTGGGAGGTCGGGCTGGCCATCCGCAACTTCATGGCCGCCGGCCGCATCTGCAACATCGAGCTCAACAACACGTCGTCCTCCGGATTCGGCGCCGCGCTCCTCACGCATCTGCGCCACCTCCGCGCCCGCGTGAAGAAGCTCGGCACCAAGCAGGCGTTCTACATGAGCGAGCAGCTCTTCGAGGTCATCGAGGACGCGCTCTGGGCGCAGACGCAGGGCAACGCCATCCGCTACGCCGACGCGCAGCAGGAGAAGCCCACGTCGCTCTGGGGCATCCCGCTCCGCCTCTGCGACTGCCTCGACGTGAACGAGGCCACCGTGACCGCAATCGCCTAACCAAGAAGGGAACAACGAGATATGATCACCGAAGTCAACCGCCTCTGCTCCGACCAGCAGGCGCTTTCCACGACAGCCGGCACCACCGCGTCCGAGGCCGTCATCGACAACGTGCGCCAGTCGCCCGTCTACGACGGCACGCTGCACTTCATCGTGCAGGTGACGACCGCGATGGGCCACACGTCCATCCAGGCCAAGGTGCAGACCTCCGCCGACAACTCGAACTGGGTCGATGTCATCGACACCGGCACCGTCGCGGCCGCGAACGTCCCCGCCAACGGCGTCCTCATCGACAAGGTGCTGACCGACGACCTCAAGGGGAAGCGCTACTGGCGCGTCTCCTACATCACCGTCGGCAACGCCTCCGCCGCCTGCAAGGTGACGGCCGGCGAGTTCACCGAGGCGTCCCCGAAGTACCGCCGGATCTTCACCCCCGGCGCTGGCTTCGACGCCTAGCCATCCCGTCCGAGCCGGACCGCCGCCGCGAACCGCCCGTCCACGGCGGCGGCCGGCCGGACACTTCAACGGAAACACACACTGCCATCGGAGAAAACCCATGAAGATGATTTGCACCCACCCGTGCCAGTTCCGCGGAGTCCTCGTCCAGGCTGACACCGTGCTCGACATTTCCGATGCGGAGGCCAAGGCCAACGCGCAGGTCGAGTCCTCGTTCCGCGCGCTCGAAGGCGACGCAGGGAAGAGCGAGGACAAGCCCGACGACCGCGGCATGACCGCGCAGAACTACCGCGACCGCCTCATGGCCATGAACCTTCCATTCCACCCCACGGACGGCATCGACGAGCTGCGCAAGCTCTTCGACCGCGCCACTGACCAGAGCGCCCGCAAGCGGGCCAAGTAGGAGCATCAAGATGAAGCGCCTTCCCCTTTCCATTTCCGCCGCGCTCTCGCTGGCCGCAACGGCCATCCTTGCTGGCGTCGGCTTCCTCGACATCCCGCCATCCGGCATAGCCGTTGCGATTTCAGAGGGCGGCAAGGTCGCGTGGATCGATTCCGTTTCGACCAACGCGGCGTGGACGCCGACCGTCAAGGCCGTTCGCGAGTCCTGGCGCAATGTCGAGGACATCCAGACTACCGTCGCCACGAACTACACCTACTCCGTTGTGTGGACGAACGACATGGGGACCGTCTTCACCAACGTCCTTGAATCCCTGCCGTCGAGCCTTGCGCCGACGGTGACGGGCTTCTGGACCAACATCGTTGTGAAGACGACCTCAACGACGAACATCGTCTACAGCCTTGTCGCCGCCGAGACGAACACAGTCACAGCCGGAACGACCTACGTTGCTCCCGGAGACGCCGTGATGCTCTCTACCAACGCCGACGACACCGCACGGATCACCATTGCCATCGAAAAATAGGAGCGCCCGCCATGACCCCGACCGCCACCGTCCTCGTAGACTCAAAGACAGCGAGCGCGCGCTTCGCGCTTCCGCTCGTTCTCGGCAACACCTACGCCATCGAGTTCTCCGGCCTGACCGAGGAGGAGGAGGAGGCCGATCCGGAGGTCGTCGTGATAGGCCGGGACCCCGGCGAAGTCGCGGCGCGTTCCGGCGGGGATGCCGGCGGAGAGCTCGCCATGACATCTAGGCCGTGCATCGAGGCGTTCGAGACACCTCCTCCGCCGGCCATCATGCGCCCCGGCAGGCTCCCGCCGCTGCCGCCATTCCCAAATCCCCCTCTTCACGGGCGCAACCATCCTCACGGCGTGGCGCAGATGCACTTCTACGTTCTCGCCGACGGGGCGACCATCGCGCAGGGCGACCTTGTGCTGCTCTGGGCTCCGTTCGAGTACGGCGACGCCGGCGATCCCGTGACGCTCAAGGGCGACACCGGGCCGGAGGGGCCGCAGGGAGTTCCCGGCCCGAAGGGCGAGGACGGCCGCGACGGAGTTCTCGCGACGGCCCGCGGGTGCGTGACGTTCATCGTGGACGACGGGCACCTCGTGGCCTACGCCGAGGACGCCGAGGCCCTGTGGCACGGAGGCGACACGGAGAAGCCGCACTACATCCTCTCCGACGGCACGGACGGGCGGACGGCGGGGCACCTCTACCTCGTCGTGTACCCGGCGGACCCGGAGGACGACCCGCATGTTATCGACCTCGGAAGCGTCGTGGGACCGCAGGGCCAGCAGGGCGCCAAGGGCGACACCGGGGCGACGGGCTCCACCGGCGCGACCGGCGCGACCGGCGCGACCGGACCGCAGGGGCCCAAAGGCGACAAGGGCGACAAGGGCGACCCCGGCGCGGACGGCATGACGCGCGAGGAGATCGCCGCGCTCGTCCGCTCTCTCCAGCCCGCGATGGACTCCGCTCCCATCGCCGGAAGCGCCAACGCCGTCACCAGCGGCGGCATCCACTCGGTGAACGAGGCCATCCTCGCGCGCGTCCAGTCTGTCTACGAGACGCTGGCGGCGAAGATCTCCACGGTGATGAAGTACCGCGGCTCTGTGGAGACGGAGGACGACCTCCCCGCGAGCGGCAACGAGGTTGGCGACGTGTGGAACGTCATCGACACCGGCGAGAACTTCGCGTGGACGGGCGAGGAGTGGGACAGGCTCGGAACGACCGTGGAGGTCCCGTCTCCCTCCTCCGCCGACCCGCAGATGGACGGCGCGGCGTCGCCCGGTGTGTCTGCGGCGTACGCGCGCGGCGACCACAGGCACCCGATGGACACGAGCCGCGCGGCGGCGTCCGACATCGCGCTGGAGGCGGCGGCGCTGGGCGCGTGGGATCTGTCGCCGCTCCCCGCCGCACTACAGTCCGAAACGCCGGAGATCGTGTATAACGGAGGTACGGAAGATTACCAGTGGCAAATCAAGGTCGGAGGTGCGTACTCCGTGGAGCATTTTCCGACAGAAGCGGCCGCACAGGCGGCTACGGTTATCACCGTGTACGGCTCCCTCGTCCAGCCGCCGACGGAAATCACCCGCTCGGTCACGGCGTACCGTCTCGGCCCGGACACGGCGGCGAACCCGAACCGCGACAAGACGCTCGCGCCCGCTGACGCAATCCCCGCCGTCGTCGCGCCCTCGACCGCCGCCGCCGCCGCTGGCAAGGCGGCTGACGCGAAGGCCACGGGCGACGCGCTGGCTCACAGGGTTCCGGCGACGTTCAATGCAGGCACGGAAATATGGCACATTGACGATGGTGTTGGCGTCGGACTGGCCGAGATACAGTATGCCAACATCGAGCACCTGCGCGGCAGGAACGGAACTGGTCAGGGGCTGTCAATCCCGGCCCCGGCCGTTGCGGGCGACTCGGTTGCTCGGGCCTCCGACATCCCCGCCTCCGAGACGTGGACCTTCGAGGTCGACGACGGGCAGGGCGGGACGACCACCGTGACGAAATCCGTCGCCGTGTTCGCGGCGGCGCAGGCCGCGCAGGGAGGTGCATAGCCGTGAGCCTAGACTGGTCCAGCGTCAAGGCGCTCGCAATCCCCGTCGGCGGCGTGTCGCGGGACGTCAAGGCCGTGAGCATCGGCGGCGTGGAGGTGTGGCGCAAACTGCCGTATGACGCCGAGGTGGAATACCTCGAAAGCACTGGGACGCAGTACATAGACAGTGGTATAGATGCCGCGATGGATATTGATATGTCTATAGATGCGGTTTCGTTTAATACCCAAAGCACCCAATTTCACGCTATGGGCGTTTTCGCAACACTGTCATCCGGTCTTGGGAACATTTCCTATGCATTGTTCTGTTCAGGTGCTGGTTCAATACAATGCGCTGTTGGTGATGGTACCTCAAACCGCGCCGCGGCGACAGGACTCGATTGGTCAACAAGACGAACAGTTGAGTTGAAAAGTGGGGAACTATTCGTTGACGGCACTTCATACGGATTCCCTCCGACTGTTCCATCAGCCTTGGACGATGCGTATTCAATCTATGTCTGCGGTCTTAACGGGCAGAGCGGTATGGCATTGCACCCCGGAAGATGGTATGGGGCAAAAATCTACAAGGCAGGAGCGCTTGTCCGCGACTACATCCCCGTCCGCGTCGGCTCCGGCGCGAACGCCGTGGGCTACCTCTACGACCGAGCGAACCCGACCGGCGGGCCGCTTGGCAACGGCCTCTACCCCAACAGCGGCTCCGGCGCGTTCGTCGTCGGGCCGGACAAGGGCACAAGCCTCTCGATGTCTCCGTTCATCAATCTCGACGTGGCCGACCTCCATCCGTCGGACGCCGACGCCGCCGAGTCCGAAACGCAGGAGGAGCCGGACAAATCCAGCTGATTTCACCATGACAGGAAGCCTCCGAAACACACACCCAATCTTCGGCGCCACGCCGCCGCCGCGCGGGGAACGGGGCCGCCCGAAAGGGGGAGCCCAACCGCGCGAAAGGAGGCCGGCGGCGTGGCGCCTTTCATCTTCGGCGCACGGTGCGCCGCGAACGAACGAAAGGACCAACAACAAATGCAGCAGATGCTTGAACCGAACAAGAACGGAAACGAGACGGCGGGTCTCGACCCCTCGTCCACGGGATACGACCGCGAGGCGGGAACGCGCTCCATGCGCGGAAGCGCCCGCATGGACATGGAACGGACGGCGCCAATGGCCGGCCGGCAGGACGGAACCCGCGCGGCGAAGATGCGGATCTACCGCGAGAAGCACCGCGAGGCGAAGGAGACGTTCGCGCGGATCGCCGGCGTCCCCGTCGAGACGGAGGCCGACGCGGTGGACGTCATGGCCCGCGCGCTCAAGGGCGGTACGTACCGCGAGGTGGCGCAGCTCATCTTCGCCTCGGCGCACTTCTGCTGGTCGTGCGACGAGAGGAACGCGGAGCAGGAGCTTGCCGAGGAGGAGCGCTACCAGTGATTTCCGCCCGGACGGTCCGGGCGGCGATAAACCAGAAAGGAAACATCCATGCAAGAGGAAACATCCGGTGGCTCGACCACCATCAACCAGTACCCGAACAACAACGGCTGGGGCGGTCCCGGCGGCTGGGGCGGCTGGGGCTACCCCGTCCCCGCGTACCCCGCCTACGGCTACGGCAACGGCGGATTCGGCGGCTTCGGCGACATGCTGCGCGGCTTCGGCGGCAACATCAACATCGGAGGCGGGCGCGGGCTCGCGGCCACCGGCACGGCGCTCGGCGCCACGGCGCTCGGCCTCGTCGGCATCGCCCTCCTCAACCGGCTCGGCGGCTTCGGTCCCGGCAACGGCGGACCCGGCGGCCCCGGCTGCGACAACCTCGTCACCAAGGACTACCTCGGGCTCGTCAAGGAGAACGCGGCGCTCAACGCGGAGATCGCGAAGAAGGACGCCAAGATCTACACCGACGAGAAGATCAGCGACGTGATGAAGTTCCTCATCGAGTGGCGCCAGCGCCAGGAGATCGTGGACAACACCGCCGCCGCCGAGGTCGCGACGCTCAAGGCGAAGAACGCCCAGCTCGAGGCTACCGTCGGATCGATGCTCGGCACCTACATCAACCCGCAGACGTTCGCGCCGTCACAGGCCGTGTTCTCGCAGATGCAGGCCGCGCAGTCCGCGGCGCAGAAGCCGAACGCCTAGCGCGCCGCAGGCCCCGTTCCCAGCCTCCTCCCGATTTCCCAGAAAGAAAGGACCATTCCCCATGTCCCCAGAATCCATCATCCTCGGCATCGTCCGCTGGGTCAAGCGCGAATTCGCCGCGAAGTTCCCGCCCATGTCCCCCGTCCAGATCGGCCTCTTCACCGTCGCGACGCTCGCGGAGAGGAGCCCCGCGGCAGCGCTCTCGCTCCTCGCGGCCATGCCCGTTATCGGCCCCGTCGCCGGGGCGCTCGCCGCCGCAGCCGGCCCCAACTTCGAGCCCGCCGTATCCGCCCTCCTCCAGACGCTCCGCGAGCAGGGCGGCGTCCGCGTCTTCGCGGACGGGCGCCCGTTCATCGTCTCCCGCGACGACGTGGAGACCATCATCGCCGAAATCCGCTCCATCGACGCTGAGCGCGAGAGGCGCGAGAAGGCCGCCGCCGAAGAGGCGGCGAAGGCGAAGGGGGGCGCGGTATGAGCATCCAGACTCTCGACCTTGGCAACGTCGTCGGGCCGCAGGGGCCGCAGGGGCCGGCTGGTGCCGACGGACAAGATGGACGTGACGGCAGAGACGGACCGACGACCGACGATGTGATCGAGGCTCTTTTCGACTCTGGGAAAATCAATGACGAGCCGACGGAGGACAGCGACAACCTCGTCAAAAGCGGCGGCGTCCGAAAGGCCATCGACGACGCCGTGGGACACGCGGAAATCGACTTCATGGAGAGTGTCCTCCTGCAAGTGTTCCGAAAGGAGACGGACGCCGACACGCGGGACTTCTTCGCGGCCAACGCAACGGTGGTGGCAGTCAGGAACTGCAACACAGTCACGCTGTTCGTCCAGCGCGACCCGGCCGGCTCTGCCGTGAAGGAGAACTACAAGTACAATTTCTCCGGCAATGTCAGCGGGCACGACCACCACAACTTCGGGGCGTTCATCCCCGATGGTTGGCGCCCTGTGGCGACGGCGTTCGCCTACGCGACGGTGGTTGACACCGCGGGGAACGAACATCAGGCGCAAGTCTCCATCTTCCCCAACGGAAGCATCGGGTTCTCCAAGATGTTCAGGCTCTCGGACAATGCCGCCGTGACGACGGCGTATCTGGACGGGCTGAGATTCACGGCGACATACGCATGCAAGGAGGCAGAGTCATGAGGACACGCAACACCGGAATCTGGCTCTGCATAGCCGCCGCCTTTCTCGCGACGGCCTGCTCCGGAACCCCGTCGTGGAAGGACTGCTCGAAGGCGTCCTGCTGGCAGGGCGCGAACGCCGGCACGCGCCACATGAACATCCTCTCGCCAAAATTCGACGACGGTACCTTCAAGGCCCGCGTGAAATGGGCGAAGGGGCGTGGGTGCAACACGCTCCACCTCTTCCTCGTCAACAAGGGAGACGGCGAGGGATGCGGCTACACGGCGCTCGACCCCGCCACCGCGAAGGTGATGGACGGGCGCATCAAGTGGGCGCGCAAGAAGGGGATGGGCATCGTCCTCTGGTGCATGTCCGACGATTCCTCCGCATGGGCGAAGGCGCTCGACATGGACGCGCTGATGAAGGTCTGCAAGGCACATGGCTGGCTGGACGCGGCGTCCACCGTAGTGGTGGGCCTCGAAGTGGACGAGTACTGGTCCGCGAATCAGGTCGCCGCCCACATCGCCACCATCCGCCGACACTACAAGGGGAAGGTGGGCGTCCACCACACATCCGGGAGGACAACCTACGCGGCGATGGCCGACATCCTCTTCTACCAGGTGGACCCCGGCAAGAGCGCCCAGCAGATCGCCGCCGAGACGAAGAAGGCGCTCGCGACCGGAAAGCCCGTGAATTTCTTTGAACTCGACCGTCACGAGAACAGGGGGCTTTCCGAGGCGGCGTTGTCGGCGGGCGCTTTCGGCGTCGGCAACTGGTGATTTCCGTCGCGCCGGTCCCGTCCGGCGCATTCCCACAACCACAAAACACACACCACAACACACACCATGAAATACGCACGATTCCACGAAGTCGAAGCCGAGCCCATGACCGCCTATGAGTTCGACGATTTCAAAAACCGCGAACACACCACGGCCGAAAACGCGCCCGGCTACAAGGTCACCTACCCCGACGGCTACGTCTCCTGGTGCCCCAAGGACGCCTTCGAGGCCTCCGGCCGCCCCATCGACGGCATGACCTTCGGCATGGCCATCGAGGCGCTGAAGCGCGGCAAGAAGGTCACACGCCGTGGCTGGAACGGCAAGGGCATGTTCCTCTGGCTCAAGCCCGCCGCCACCATCAAGGCCGACTGGTGCCCCGATCCCGATTTGAAGGCGCTCGTCGAGCAGAACGGCGGCGAAATCCTCGCCCTCGGCACCGTCTGCATGTACACGCACGACTCCACCGGCCGCAAGGCAATCCTCACCGGCTGGCTCGCATCCCAGAGCGACATGCTCTGCGAGGACTGGGCCGTCGTCGAATAGCCCGTCCCGTGCCGCTGGTAACTTCCAAAACACTACATCAACGAAAGGACAAACACGAATGAACTGGATCACCATCGCCACCGTCGCGCTCACCGCGACCTGCACCATTCTCTCGACGCTCGGCGTTGTCTCGCCCGACGAGGGGGCCGACCTCACGAAGACCGGAGCGGCCGCCGTCGCCGGACTCGGCGCGTTCGTCACATCGCTCATCACGGTCATCGCGAACCACCGCAAGAAGGGCAAGTAGAACTTCCCCGGCGCCGCCGCGCCTGTCTCCTCCCGCGAACGAGGGCACAGCGAGCGCGGGTGTTTTCATGGGGGCGCGGCGGTTGCCGGATTCCGAAAATCCATCAACCGGGGCTTGACACATCATGGACGACATCGCAAGCATCGCGAAGGGCGGCTTGGCCGCTGCGGCGGCCATCGTCGCGGCCATCGCGTTCCTTTGGTTCAAGGCGCGGCAGAACCGCGTAGAGAAAGACGAGGAGAAGCGCTCGGCGCTTGAAGCCGAGCTGAAGGACGCGAACGCGAAGCACTCTGCTGCCCTGTGGGGTGGGTACACCGCCGACGCAATCCGCGAGAAGCGCCGCATCGACCGCCTCCGCCGAAAACTAGGCTACACAAAGGAGGAATCCAAATGAGACATGGAAACCCGTGGCGGGAAACCGCCGAATGGATGCACGACCGTCTGCCCGTGTTCGCCACGCTCGCGGTCGCCGCGTTGTTGACTCTGTGCCAGCCGGGATGCCGAACAGCGCGACCGGAGCCTCGCGTCATCGTTCTGTCGGAGCACTGCCGCATCGTCCGCCCCGGCGAGACGGTGCCGGACCTCCCGAAGGGCGAGCCAATTTTCTGGTTGTGTACACCGACCGGGCTTGAACTCATGATGCCCGCAGACTCAAATCTGCCGGAGGAGACCGCAGACCGAATCCGGGCGGAGAAGGAGGAGTAGACCATGTGCGCAGACCCCAACGCCGCTAAGGAAATCGCGGCCATCAAGGCGGAGATCGGGAACCTGGAGGAGCGCGTGAGCGACCTCGAACGGCTCATGACGGGCGACGGCTCGAAGGAAAAGGGCGTGATCCCGCGCCTCTCAGCCATCGAGACCAAGATGAACCTCCTTCTCTGGCTCCTGGGCGCGGCCGTGACGACGCTGCTCCCGGCCGTTTGCAAGTATCTTTTCTTCGGAGGACACTGACATGACGAAGCTCGACATCTGGAACGCGGCCCTCGCCATGCTGCCGCACGACATCCGTGTGATGGACGAGGCGGAGGACTCCACCGAGGCGCAGCGTTGCCGAGAGAACTGGGACGGAGCCAGACGCAAGGTGCTCTCCGCCCGCGAGTGGGGAGCGCTTGCCATCGACATGCCCGTGTGCGGAAGCGGTCCCGTGTACCGCCCAACTGGCGCTCTCCGCGTTGTCGGCCTTGTGGATGCGAGGGGGCGGCGCGTGCGCTCAACACATTCCAACGGGGCGCTGTTCCCCGTCAGCCCGTTCGCGGCCGCGCTTCGCTACATCCCTGACACGGACGACCCGGAGGCGTGGCCGCCCGCGGTGCAGGATGCCGTCGTCGCGGAGCTCGCGGCGCGGCTCTGCCCCGTGCTCACGGACAATGCGGCCCGCGAGGCCGACCTGCGGCAGGAGGCGGAGCGCCGCATCATGGACGCGGGAGAGCTGGATGCGAACGAGTCCGGCTGGTCAGGCACGGACGGCATGAGCTTCATCAGGGCGAGGGGGTAGCGGCATGGCGACGCGCGTCATCAGAAACGACTTCGTGGCCGGGGAGATTTCCCCCGCCTTGTGGGGGCGCGAGGACCAGGAACTGTACTACCACGGCGCGGCTCGGCTTGAGAACTTCGTGCCGATGAAGACGGGCGGCATCCGCAAGCGCGCCGGAACGGAGCTAGTGTGGCATCTGTCGAAGGAGGCGGCCACGGAGTACCGCGTCATCCCGTACCTCTACGACAGGGACGCGTGGGGTCTTCTCGCGCTGTACCGCGCCGTCGGGGAGTCCGCGGTGAAGTGCCGGTTCCTCGCCCACAGGGCGGACGGGACGGAGCAGACAACGGACGAGACGGCGGTGTCGCAAATCTCGCTGACTTATGGCGAGTCGCTCTCCGGCATCCGATACCAGCAGATCGGCGACACGCTGTTCCTCACGCTTCACGGGCACAGGGCGGTCATGTGCAGGGTCACGTTCGCAGCCCCGACGCTGGAGTGGTCGCAGGTGGTGTCGAACGAGAAGCCCGCGCAGGCCCCAGAGTTGTCGGCAAAGGCGTACAACTTCCACCCCGCCGGGTCCGAGGGCTATGTCGAGGGGTTCCGCAAGTTCCGGCTCTGGGGCGTCCGCAACGGCGTTCTCTCGGAACCTTACGACACGCGCGTTTCCATCACGCTGAAGTGGATTTCCGGCGCGTACATCGAGGTCACGTTCACACCCAACTGGGGCCAGCACGACTACTACATCCTCGCGAAGCTCCTCGGAGGCCAGTACGGCGAGGTTGCGCGCTTCTACCCAGACCGCACGGCCGGGGCGAAATCCGATGCCAACTGGACGGCGGCAACGCTGTCTCAGTCCGAGACCATCGACGGAACGACGTACACGGCCGCCGGCCCGACAACCGGCGTGGACCCGAAGGCGCTCTGGCGGACAACGGACCCCGACGACCTCTCCGGCGGCATCCACAAGTGCGGCACGTTCTGCTCCTCGCTGACGGGGACATACACGAAGAGCACGTCATCGCCGGTGCTCTCGCTGCTGGTTTGGTTTGGCGCGAAGATGAACGACGGCGGCGGCAACGTGGTCGATGTGGGGCTTGCGTCGCAGGTCGTCGCCAGACTCCGCAAGGGCGGCGATTCCGGCTCCGTGATCGCGGAGTGGACCATCACGCCGCAGTATGGCGACAGCTCGCAGACCCTCATGGTTGAATCGCCCGTCGCCGCGCCGAGCGGGCAGTACTCGCTGACGTTCCACGACCCCTCCACGGACGAGGCGGTTGCAGTCCCGATGCGCGGAATCGTGCTGTGCTCGGACACCTCGACGCTCATGTTCCACGACGACAACATCAGCCCCGGAAGCATCGCAGGACAGCAGGACCCGATCCTCGTCGGAGACACGGGGATGGACGTGGACATCATCTCGACGTGGCAGCAGCGGCTGGTGGCGGCGTCCAGCCAGACGCACCCCTTCACGATGTGGTTCTCGACCATCGGCGACCTATACAACTTCTACACCTACCGGCCGCAGAACGCGGACGACGCCTTCGAGGCGACTCTCGCCGTGACGCGTGCGAGCCGCATACTGCACCTCGCGACGGAGAAGCTCTTTCTGGTGTTTACGGAGTCCGGAGAATTCACGGTGGACTCGTCCGGAGGCGCGTTCTCGTTCAACACGATCAACGTCCGCAAGTGTTCCGGCATCGGGGCGCACCCGGACGTGCCGCCGACCATCACGGAGGGCGACATCCTGTTCGTCGCCAACGACGCCCGCTCGCTCTACCAGATGCGGTACCGTCTCGACGAGGACAGCGTTCGGCCGACGTGCCTCTCGCACCGCGCGGCGCACCTCACGGAGACGCACCGCATCCGTGCGATGGCGTACCAGGCGCACCCAGACTCGGTGCTCTGGTGCCTACTCGACGACGGGTCTCTTGCGAGCCTTACGTTCGTCCCGGACGAGCAGGTGGTGGCGTGGGCGCGCCATTCGCTCTCTGGCGGCGGGGGCCTTGTGGCGAGCGACATCTTCGCCACGGGGAGCCTGCGCGCAGACGTGGAGACGGACACGACCGGCGACATGTTCATCGTGTTTCGCGATGCGGACTCCCCCGGAGACGTGTGGGTCGAGCGCATGCGCCCCTGCGTGGTGGCCGACGCCCCGGAGACATCCGCCGCGAGGTGCGCCGACCACATGGGCTACGAAGCGGCCGACTATCCGACTGGCGGAGACCCGGAGGCGGCCGTCGAGGCGTCCATGGAGACTCTCCGCATGGACCGCGGCGACAACGCGATGGCGGCGCAGACAAACTCGTTCGACTCGGTTCTGCGCATCAGGCGCTCCGGCGCCGTGTCCGTTCGCCCCGCCGGGGCCGGTGACAGAATGGCGTGGAGCGGGACGGCGACGCAGCCGGATGCCCTCCCCCGCGAGGACGACGGGCGCGTTCAGCTCGTGAGGCGCGACGTGCGCGTGTCCCCGCGGGCTTTCCAGAACAAGGACAACAGACTCGAAATCAAGTCGTCCGACGAGTGGCCGTGCGAAATCCTCGCGCTTGAGGCGGCGGTCCACTTCGGGGACGTGAGGAGGACCTAGGCATGGCAGGACACGACTGGAGATCGGCAGGACAGGGCGCGGCGAGCGGATTCAACGCGGCGGGCTCGCTCTACAGCGCATTCGAGCAGTACAGGCACCGCAAGGACCAGGGCAGGTCGCTGCGCTCCGCGGCGGCAATGTCGAACGCGCAGGTCGGTCTCTATGGCCAGCTCGCGGGCGTCTACTCCGCCAGCGGCAGGGGGTACCTCGGCGCGGCGGATACCGCCGGGAAGATAGGTCTCGCCAACGCGGCGAACATCCGGCGGCAGGCGGCGCAGCTCGACCTCTACGAGCAGCGCAAGCTCCAGGAGAGCCTTCTCGAAGCACGTCGCCGCGTCGGCGGAGGACGCGCGGGTTTCGCCGGGAACGGCATTCTCGTCGATTCCGGCACGGCCGCTCTCTGGGAGCATGACGAGGCGGCGGACGCAGCGCTTGAGCGGCTCGACATCATGCAGCAGTTCGAGGACGAGGGCTGGACGCTCCTCGTCAAGGCCAACCAGGCGGAGGCCGAGGGCTGGGCGAACGCGGCCGGGTACGCCGGACAGGCCGCGGGGATGTTCGGACAGGCCGCAGGGTCCATGGCGCAGGCGCAGATGGCCGGGTTGCAGGCGTCGGAGTACATGCGGCAGGCGCGAGCGGCCGACAGGGCGAACCGGCACGCTTGGCTTGGCTCGCTTATAAGCGGCGTCGGGAGCGGCTTGTCCGCGGTGGCGTTCCTCGCGGCGGTCTAGGAGGCAGTAAGACATGAGAATCCCGGAAAACAGAATCTACAAGGTGCGCTCGACCGCGCGGCAGGCGGCGAGAATTGCGGACCCAAACCTCGGAGCCGGTCCGGCGGCGCTCGCGCGCGGCATGGCCCCGGCGATACAGGGTGCGATTGCGGCGACGGGGCAGCGGATACGCAACACCCTTGAGGAGGCGCGGAACCCGCACTGGCTTACGCACCTGAAGCTTGCGCAGACCATCGCGCAGACCGGCGCGCAGGTGTCGCGCGACCTCGCGGCGGCATACGAGCGGAGGCTCGCGCACGGTCTGGAGGAGGACCAGGTAGACTACGCGAACCACATGCGGCAGTTCTACGATGCGCAGGATGCGGACGGGAACCTCGTCGAGGGGAAAATCCGCTCCAAGTGGAACCCCGACTCCAAGGAGCCAAGCGGCCCGGTCAAGGCTCTCACCGACCTCGATGCCGGCTATGACGAGACGGACCACTACAGGGGGCTGTCTGCGGAGCGGCGCGCGCGGTTCGACCAGTGGCGGAGCGGCCAGCGCGAGAAGTACGCCAACGACGCGATCCGCGAACAGCAGCGGCAGATGGAGCAGCATCGCCGTGACGTGGAGACGAAGCGCGTGAACCAGCTCGCGTTCGACGTTGAGAACGCGATGCGCCCTGACTCGCAGAACTGGGAGGCGGCTTCTACGGCCTACGCCACGGAGGCCGCGAACAAGATGGTCCCGGAGTCAGTCCGCATGAAGGAGGACGGCACGCCGGTTGACTTGTGGACGGCCACTTTCCAGCAGACGAAATCGAATCTCCGCATGAAGCGCAACGCATTGTGGAACAGCGCGTATGAACTTCTAGGGGAGAATGGCGATGATGCGGAGAAGGCGGCGAAGCTCCGCGCTGCGATTGACGCCGACACCGAGGTCGGTGGCGATTTCCTCACCGAGGAGCAGCTTGATGCGATGAAGGCGGCGGGGGAGACTTCCCGCATGAAGCGCATCGCCAACATAGAAGCCGGGTACCAGCGGGCGGAGAGGGATGTCGAGACCGCCGCGACGGCATTCTCGCTCGTCCGTCCGGGAGAGGCCGGGAAGGCGGATCGTGATGCGCTCGACGCCAATGCGGCCGCGGCGCTTGAGAGACTACCGCAGGGACCGCGCCGCGAAGCCGCCGTCCGTGCGTACAACGAAGCGAAGGACACAATCGTCGCGCAATCGTTTCTCAATTCGGGCCTGTTCCAGACATACCTTGCCGGACCGCCGCAGTCGCGCAGGGAGGACACCACGGCGAGGCGCAACGCCTACAACGAGGCGAAGGCCGCGTATGACGGCCTGACGGATTCACAGCGCATGGCCATGAACCGCATTCTCGACGCGCAGCGCGATGCGCAGATGAAGCGGGAGACGGACATGGCGAAGAAGGTCTCCGGCTGGGCGTCTGGCGGGATGTCCGCCATGGACATGGCCAGAAACCTCAACCAGAAGTTCGCGGCCGGCGTCATCAGCGCGGCGGAGCACGATGCCGGGATGCGCGAGGCCCGCAAGGCGGCCGCGTATGAAAACGTGTTCAAGGACAACCCGGACGCGCGCAAGGCCCACGACGCGATGGTGATGCGCGCGGTTCGCAAGCTGTTCGCCGGATTCGGGGATGGGGCCGTAGAGCGGCTTTTCAAGTGGGACAAGAACGGGTTTCTCGTCTACAACGACGACGGCACCCCGGCGATTGCCGACGGCGTGGCCCGCACGGCGCGGTTCACGGTGATGCACAACGGCACGTTCTACACGACGCGGGAGCGTGGCGTAGAGTCGAATTGGCCAAACTACGTCGATGTGTCCGCCGCGACCGTGGCGGAGGCGGCGTCGGTCGCCCGCGAGTACATCACGCAGTTCTACATGGGCGGCGTGGCCGGGGCGAAGAGCGGGACGGTGAGCCAGTCCGACCTCGACGAGTACATGGT